CCTGTCCAAAAACCCATAGTATCGCCAGAACTCTCTTTGATATAAGTATTTGATCCCGAATCAAAATATACTGCCTTACCTGAAGTCACCATTATGTTGTCATTACACTGAATACTCCCAGTAAAAGTATTCGTACTAGCACCAGACACAGCTATTACTCCAGCAAATGTAGCGTTGCCATCTGATGCAATAGTCAATTTGGGCGTAGTGGCAATACACAACTTATGGGAATCGGCTCTGTATTCCATAGATTCAAAAGCACCCCAACCAGTAGTTTGAACATCCATAATTAATGCACTATTACTGGTTGTCAGTGAAAATAATGCATTTGTACCATCATCAAATACTACATATTTACCACTGTCTGAACCTGTTGTCGTTATTTTTCCAGCAAATGTGGCGTTTTTACCCTTATCAATAGTAAGGGCAGTTGCAGGTGCGCCATCATCTGCTACTCCAAATTCAATTTCTCCTCTTCTTGACGCATTATCTTCTTTGCTAAATTTTATATAACCAGCAGATGCATTAGTACCTCCGCTATGGTCAACATTATAATAATGATACATATCCGATGCATTGCCAGACCCTTCAGCACCGTATGATATTACGTCCCCAGCAAATGTGGCGTTGCCAGTTACAGTTAGTGTATCATCAACAGTTGCATGACTTCTAAATTTTACATAATCTTCACTGCCCGACCTCCACCAATCTGCCATAAACTGACCATCAGCATATAACTTTAAATCTCCACTAGCTTTTAATGACCTATCTCCCGTCATTTCTATATCACCAGCAAATGTGGCGTTTTGGGATGTGTCAAGGGTGAGAGCAGAGCCACTTCCACCAGTTCTGAAAATCAATTCATCAGATGTATTTGTAAATATCGCACTAGTATCTGCATTATCTGCATTATTACGCATCCAAATTGCATTATCATTTCCAATGTGTACATTACCACCAAATGTGGCAGTTCTTGTACCACTTACAATTAAATTTTCAGAAATAGTAACTGGCCCATTGTGTGCAACACTTATTCTTGTTGAATTATTAGTAAATATTTCAAAAGCATGAGTTGTATGTGTCCCAACTTTTCCAACAGTATCATCAGCTTGAAACTTACCAGTAACTGTATTCGTTGTATCGGTAACTCTAAAACTTGGACTCCCCGATGCAGATACATATACATCTCCAGCAAATGTGGCTGAGCCAATTCCGCCAGCACTGTTACCAAGTAGTGTTAAATTGGTAGTAAAAGCATTATCAGTTCCTCTCTGTTGAAATAACAAAGAACCACCACTATCAATAATCTTCCAATCAGTGTAGCTATCATTTGTCGCTCCTCTTCTAAAAGTAATAGAAGGAGAATCTGATGTTGATTGTTCTAAAGATATATCACCAGCAAATGTGGCTTCACCATCTTTTGTTAGAGTAAATACAGTTGCTAATGTTGCAGAGCCACCAGCATCACCATGTGCCGTTGTAGCTTGGTGGTATAAAGAACCATCAGCAGGACTGAAATATGTCCTTGCCCCATACTTGTCTGTTCCTTCAGCATATTTCTTTGCCCCTGTATCATAAGTATTCCACCAAATACCTTTTACTCCAGTATCAGATGCAATAGACATACCATCTGCTACCTGTAAAACTTTGTACTGACTTTGCCAACCATAGAGAGTTGTACCGTTACCAGCAATTTCCCCACCAAATGTCCAAGTACCAGTACCAGTATTAACTATATTATTCTCACCACCAATATTAATAGTAGTCCCATCCATGTTAATTATTTGTTCTTGACCGCTTCCACCTTTTATTGAGTAACCATTGGCTACTATTAAGTGGCTATTGGATGATAGTATACCAGAAAATGCACCAGTAGTACCCGACAACCCTCCTGTAAGCGTACCACCAGCTAGAGGTAGGAATTCTGATCCTACTTGCGATAGAGAACTCGCAGCAGTAGAACCATCACCTATGTATAGTTTACTTGTTGAACTATTCCATACAGGTTCTCCAGCCGCTGGAGTGCCAGCGTTACTAAGATCAGTTCCCCTCTTTATCTGTAAGGTATTAGCCACTAGTAAGTGCCAGCATCAATAGTACATGATCCTAAAGTAGCACTTGTTAAAGTAGATGCTGTTACATCATTCCAGGATGAACTTCCTAAACTTCCTGAGAATACTTCAGATGTATTCGTAGCATTTGGAATAAATTTAAACCTAAAACCATCACTGTCATCCATACCAAAAAATCCTACTTTAGCTGAAGAATCAAAATACCTGAATTCTATACCGCGATCCTTACCATCATCGCTTCCAGGGGCAGTGTCTCCCCCTAAAGTGAAAATTGGGTCATCAATTGTAACTGTGGTGCTATTAACTGTCGTTGTGGCCCCATTTACTGTGAGTGTCCCTGCAATCGTGACATTAGTTGGAAGGCCAATCTGTACCTGATTTCCCGATACAGCAGTTTCAATTTCATTGGCAGTTCCTGCTATTGTAAATGTTTCCCCTAGATTAACAGCATCATTAGTTCCACTGTCTGCTGACATGGTAATAGATGAATTAATAAGTTTTCCATTTGCTATGGAACCATTTAACATATCATTGGTGATACCACTAGCCTTTACCCTTAAGGCATCATTATATGTTTCAATAGATGATCCATCAACACCAACAGAAAGAACATGACTTGATAAAGCTAGGCCATCACCAGCTACATTACTGTTTAGCGACAAGGTGTACCCATTATTGTTTGCACTACCAGAGTCTGCAGCTAAAGTAAAACTTGTAGAATTAGCAGAAAAATCTGTTAACATTGGTAAGTGGTAGGCTTCGACTGTACCCCCACTATTGTTTTCACGGCCTATGTATAATTTCTTACTACCCTGGGCAATCGCGAATTCACCAGCCACTACCTGGTTATCCGCTGGGGCAGTAGTACCATTATAGGCACTTCGTTTAATTTTAATTGTATTAGCCATATATTTTACCTTTTAGTTATTAACTATAATCTCCACCATCTATTGTTTTATTAGTTACGCTTTGTGATCCAGCAATAGTTACTACATCAGTAGTGCTGGACCCGCCAAATGTTACCCCACCTATCTGGTTAAGTTCTGCTGCAGTTGCCGATACTAATGTACCATTCAACTGTAGCCCATTACTGGAACCATCATGGGATGATATATTCATACTCGTTGTACTTAACTGGATCGGAGCCGCGACCCCATCGCCATCAAATACTGTTTTTAAAGTAGCTTCCAACCCTTCATTGTCATCACCATCATAAACTGTTAGTAAATCTTTGAAGGTAGTTGCTGGTGCTTTTCCGCTTAAACTAGCCATATATATTCTCCGCTATTGTGAAAATATTTGATTATTATAACTTGTTCACAAATGGATTCACTGATTTTCATGTTTTATTGTGATCGCCTGGTTGATCTAGATTTTTTCTTTTTCTTACGCTTTTTAAAATCTATTGGATTTATACCTTTTGATCTCCTTTGGTTCTGCAGGAAATCCCTTATAATTCTAGGGACCATGCGACCATAACCATCATCTACCGATTCTGCTTGTTTTTTAGAAAGCTGTCCTGCTCTTATAGCATCCCACACATACCTTTTAAATCTTGCTGTCTCAACATGGTTGTATGTTGTGATCTTAGAATATTCAATCATTTCATAAATAAGTCTTTTTTCTGCCGCTGCAGTTTTATCTGGTTCACCCAGAAATTGTCGTATAAATGGTACATCTTTCTTTGGTGTAGGCTCTCCTTTTAAGAAGTTCATTCCTGTCTTAATTGATCTTTTAATAAATTTTCCAAGACCACCACCTATAAATTCAAACGCATGATCTAATGTTATAGGATTAACATCAATCCATCCATCTGTGTACTGGTCTTTTGGTCTACCAAATTCATCCTTACCGCTTCCCTTACCTTTATGTATTTCACCACCCTTCTTCCAGGGAAAATTCAGTTGTGCAAGATATTGTGTAACCATCCTTGAAACCCAGCTTGGTGGATTTTTATGGTAATAGTTGGCCCAATCTGGGACATTTCTTGGTCCAAAAGGATTTTTCGCTGGGTACAATGGTGCTTCTGTAAACTTTTTTCCTTCATATATTTGAGCAGGAAAATCAAGTAATGATGGTGCTACTACCTGTAACGGAGTACCATCGCCAAACGGACTGAATGCATTATTAGCAGCAGTTAATATCCTACCCAGTATCACACCATAATCGATATCCTTAGGGTCCGTTCCTTTAATAATAGATTCAGCTACCAGTTCGCCAGTAATTGTTGCGATAGTATGGAATATGTTTAAACCATATGGAAGTGGATAGCGTATATCATTGCCATCGGGTTTCATAATAATAAAGTAATGATCTCTTTCCCACCATGCTTTCTTTTCCCATTCATCTGGTGCCGTTAAAGCGTTTTGGATCGCTATACCCATAGATGCAGCCATAGGGCTGGATAGTAATAGCATTGTTCTTGTGCGAGTTTCTTTCTTGAAGTTAGAAGCTAACCTAAAGCCACCCTGGACTGTTGCATTCCAGAACCAATAGGCACCATTAAACTGCGAACCCCACTTACCTTTTTTATTAAAGTTAACTGTTACATTTTTAGCTTCTTGTGCTGCTCTATCTTTACTAATACCTTCATTAACCAGTGTATCATATGTGGCCAGCCTAACACCAGACTCTATAGCCTCATTAATATCTGACATCAGATTAAATAATGCTTTCCCTAGCTTTTTAATATTTAACGCACTTCTTTCTGTATCTTTTAATTGACTTTCCAGCTTTAACATATGCTCTTCATAGTTGTCCATATCAAACCAGCCGACTCTTCCACCTTTTGATTTCAGTTCATCGTACTTCTTGGACCATTTGGTAGTCTTTTCTTTGTGCCTTGCGCTACGCCAAACTCCAGGGACAGCACTGGGAACTTTTGCCAATACTTTTGCTGTTGTTTTTAGGGGATATTTTACTGCTACATTAAATAGTGCTGTTGGAACATCACGGAAAAAGTTCTTCCATACAAAATCTAAGTTTAATGTGATAAGCATATTTTTGAAATATGAGTTTAAATTGGTCATAGCTTTTGGCCAGTTCCAATTGAGTCCTACATTCTTCAATCCTTCAAGTAAAGGAATGTCGTTTATTTCAATTAAATAAAGTTTCCCATTTCTACGGACCGCGAATTCATTGTCCTGTATTTTAAATCGTGGCTCCATATATTGTATTTCACCATACTCATCAAATACTGGTTTAAATCTTTGTCTCCTTACAGTCCAGGCTTCACTTTCAAATTCTTCAGCTATATCAAGAAACTTCTGGCCAGCAACATTCTTACCTGCTCTTACAATTATATTTTCAAGTTCTATTAATGCAGAGAATACTGGATTATATCTTTTCCTAGTTGACCCCTTGGCTCGTTTTATTTCCAGGCCACCAGGCATACTTAATCCCTGGCCTGTACTTGATGACCTATTTTCTACATCAAGGATAGCGAACAAGGGAACATAATTATCGTAGTATCCAGTTAAATGATCAAATGTCTTTTGCTCTATTAACCCAGCAGCAAGCCTTTCTCTTAATGCTCTCCTGGTAACCTTCTCGTAAAATTCTTCAGCAAAAGCCTCAATCAGTTTATCGCCCTTATGTTCAGCAATAATTTCTACCCACTCATCTTTAAACATACCTGATCCACCATCAGGCATATCATCCCTGATCTTGGCTATATGATCATTTCTTTCCTCCGCATGCCTGGCGTATAAATATTTACCAAATTCTTCAATAGTATAACCAGCTTTAACAACTCTAGCTAGTAGCGACTTTTTGCCTTTTATAATGTTCCAATTAAGTATATTAATCTTATCTAATGAAGCAGTGGGATATAACTCTGCTGCCCTATACGCATCTTCTTCATCAGATAAAGGTCGAACTTCTTCAACCTTTTTCATTACATGACCTAAGCGATTTAATGAGTCCTGCATATTTCGCTGCCACAATCGTGGTCGCGATTCAGGATCAAGTTCTAATGGTCTGGTTGCTTTTGTTTTGGGTTTAGATACTAACCGCTTGGGTCGTACCTGGTAAGCTACTTTTTCTTGAGGCTTTTTAGCTTGTTTAGGTTCTTTAGCTTTTTTACCCCTTCGAGCATCTTTTTTGGTGGGTACTTCTTGTAGAAGCTGTCCAGGTCTTCCTGAATCATCGCTTCTTCGTTTAACGAGTTCTCTTGCTTCAATTTCATAGTTTGTTTCCTTTTGCCCACGAATAGTTCCTACTTCAAATTTAGCATATAATCGCTTTTCAGGGAACCAAATAATGGCCTGGGCATCAGCCACTGTAAGGCCCCTTATTTTAGATTTTCTTACTGCTTCTTTCATTACAGCCCTGAAAAATATTCTTTCTTGTGCCGTTGGCTGTATATGTAATTCAAATCTATTCATCAGAGTATTTGAAGCCATATTCAACTTGGTTTTAGGTATAAAAGTTTTTGGCTTTTTAGTTTTTGGGTCTAGTTTACTCTTAGCGTATTCACTTTGAACTTTCTTTGCTACGCTTAACATCTTTGCTTCATCTTTTAAATCTTTTGCCGTGACCCCATATTTCTTCATCATGGCTTTACTTCTTCTCAGCATAGATACAAATCTTTTTAACTGAACTGAATAATCTTTTCCTTCATCAAGATTGCCCCTGAGTCTTCCCATTAGCCTCATAAACCAACGATCCATAGTAAGGTATTCAAAATGGCCGTTTACATTAGCCATAAATCCACCTCCAACCTTCGGCCCAAATACAACAGAACCCATCACCACTTGATCTGCAAGTTCACCGCCCTGGGGTAATCCAGCTTTTTTCAAATCCCTGGCAGTATATTTAGTATTTATAAAATCATGGACCCATTCTACACCATGATCATTAACTAAATCATTGTAGAACTTGTGGCCTTTTTCCATTGCTCTTCTTTCTTTTCCACCTCTCTTTAGCTTCTCAGGTAGAATGCCATTCTCTCTCCAAGACTCATAAGAAGTAATAGCGAAGTCTAGATTGTCTTCAACAGCAGCCCCATTGCTTCTTATTGCTAATGTGATTTTAAATACCTGGTTATGGATAGGGTCGCTTTTCAGTTCAGGATAAATTTTTGCTAGATGATCTATGGCTTCAGCCATCTTTTTACCGTACCAGCCTATAGCATTTTTTTCGTTTTTATATTCTTCTTTTATTTCCTGGGATATTATATCAGATAAAATGTCTCTTACTTCATCAGTGTTTTGTGTTAGGTCTACACCTAAATCTTTTGCAATAGCTGCTGCTCTTTTATCTAAATACTCTGCTACAGCATTCATATCAGCTAACTTTTCAATAGGTATATTCTGTAAAGATAAGTCTTCTTTCTTGCGGACCTGGAATAATGGCTGACCTTTTTCCATCACACCCTTCTTCATCTGGCCAGATATTTGCATTGCTGGCTGTGTACTAACTCTTGGCCCTACAGCTTTCTTCTGGGATTCTCTAGCCTTTTGAATATAATATGACATAGAAATATTTGGATTATATATCCAAGCTGGAATTTGATAAGCTGGGTTTTTTTCTAGTTCCGTTGCTACATCATATACTTCTTTAATGTCTTTTTCTGACGGCTTTTCTTGCTCATCAACTGGTGACCACCCTTGTGCCAGTTGAGTTGCATTGAACAATGCTGCTGCATCAATCTTAGGAAATATGCCCTGGTCACCAGACAGTTCAATTTCCTTAACCCTGACACCCCAGTTGTTCCGTTTAGCCATCTTATTTAAAGCACTTGGTATTGCCTTATCATAGACCAGCTTATGAAGCTGTCCACCAATAGCTAGATTACCTCCCTCAATTGAACCAGTCCTTTTCTTATCATCCCTAATCTTGTTGGCCATTCTTTTGCCAATTAATCTATCAAGAGTTACCTTGGTGCCATTAATCATGGTTTCACCCTCTAGGGGGACAGACTGGTGGAATACACTCTTCTTATCCTTGATTCCATTTATAATAACAGATTTACCCTCGGCCCAGATACGCTTCATAGCAGGATCAGGATAAAGTGATTCCCATTGTTTCCTTGATTCCATATCCATCCTTCCCCAAGCATCACCTCTTTCAAACCTTTCATACCATTCCTGTCTATAATAATCATCAGGTGAAAACCTTATATCTAACCAGACATCTATTTTGTCTCTAGGAGTATCTCTAGGTATTTCTCGATCAGCCAATAGATCAGTTGCATTTTTATATCCTTTAACTTTTGGCTTCTGCCATTGTATTGTATCAAGGTTCTGCCTCAAGTTGCTCTGCCAGCGATCTATCTGTTGTGCAGCAGTTGTCCAGGCTATAGCATCCATATCATTCTCTGCAGCATATCTTAACATGCGTTTCATTACCAGTTCGATCCAACCTGTACCCTTGAATGGTGCATCAATAACTTTGCCCCTCATATCAATTCTTACAGCCTCTTTTGCTGCTTCTAAATTTTTATAGTCCCTGTTTCTTGTTTTATATATAGGAGTACCATCTTCCCATTTATCATGGGTTAAAAGTTTTATAACAACTTCACCATTCTCATTTTCCCACTGCGTTCCATCCACTAAATCTACTTTATTAAATGTTACAGGATCAGTTCTATAACCTTCTCTTGCTCCTTCCTGGTGCCAATCAGATTGTATCTCTTCTATAAATAAAACTTTTTTATCGTCAACAAGTCTGGTATTAAACCGTACATGGGCCATGACATTTGATTGTTTCCAGTGTGTCCCAGTTTCTTTCCCAAACCCTGGAAGAGTTAACAACAGTTCAGTGTAATCACCAACTTGATGATCACCTTCTAGTTGATGCTCAGAATAACTGGTAGATGTTCCTTCTTCTAATTCAAATTCAAAATCATCTGTTTTAACACTGTGTATTAATTGTTCTAAATAATCTATTCTTTTATCTGCATCAGAAATTCTCTCCTGAGCTTTACGCTCCACTTGCTGACTATCAAAATAATGCCTGGTTCCCCAATGTTCTTTATTTAATTTCTCTTCATTCAGGGTCCCATCTAAATGCATAAGAATTCTGCTTTGAACAGTCATCCGTAACCTTCCACTCAATTCCCATTTTTTTAGTTCAAAATTTTCTATTAACGACATTTTCAGATTCTCTACAGGGTCCATTGGATCAAATCTAGTATAATCTACAAGTTCATTATCTCTATATACCTCAAGGTCCCCCACTCTAAATTTTACCTTGTCAGGCATATCGGTGTATTTCACATCTTCAACTTTAATATTATGTATATTTATGGCCAGTAGAAGTTGTGCCTTAGTAACCTTCCCATGTTTTTTAATTGCTGGAGTTTCAAGTATTTTATCTATGTCCAACCATTTCAGTTCCTCTGGTTTCACCTGGTTCTTTAACAACCAGTTTTTAACTGATGATATTTTCATACTCTCAGGGAATTTGTCCTGGACAACTTTCTCTGCCTGGGAAAAGAATGTTGGTTTCGTTTTTCCACGGACCTGGTGCATGATCTTCGGCCCCTTGGTGGGCTTGAGATTGAACTGGCCTTTTATTTGGTTAGGATTGAAGGTTATAAAAATTCTACCATCACTACCAGATTGCCATATATCTTCACTAGCTATAATTCCATCAAAGCCTTTATCTTGTAATATTTTTTTTAAGGCTTGATTGTTATCAAAATAATGATATAAAGAATTTTCCTCATAAACTTCATCTAATGCTTGTGCTTCAAGTTCTTTCATTGTGCCATCATAATTAGGCTTTAAATCTTCTTGAATATTTAAAGCAGCATCTGCTGCAATATCTTCATTTTCTGCTTGTGTTAACTGCCAATTTTTAACACCTTTCTCAATCATTGCAGCTTCGATAAAAGTTATAAATTCATGGAAATATCTCTTACTACCAAGGTCTAGAACAATGTCTTCATGTGTAAGGTCTAAGGGGTTTTTTATATTTAGATATACTGGATATACTTGCCCACCCTCTTCAGTACCAGGTTCTTTTGAACGGCCCCTATGGTCCCTGGCGTAAAAATTGGCTGTTTGAGGGTCTAAAGTAAAGAAATTCAGAGGGTTTTCATCAAATGCTTCTATATCTTGAATGGTCCCATGATATGCTACTGCTGGCTGCCCCTTATCATCCACTACCTTACTATCTCCGAACCAGGACTTGAATTCTTTACTCTTAGGTTTGGCCTTTAATCGCAGATCAGCTTTTCTAACCTGCATCATCTTCTTCTGTTTTTTATTAAGTGGTTTTACTGGTCCAGTCTTTTCTCCAAGTTTTCTTATACCTGCTCTTTTATATATGTCCTGTATTTTCTTTGGGACCTTTGCTCCGCGAAGTTTTCTTATCCTGTTAAATAATGCAAACATCGCCTCTTTTGCATTCTCAAATATCTTGCGTATACCCGCAGCTTCTTCGTGCATCTTTTCACTAAAGAAAAAGTCTCTACCTTCTTGCCCGAAATGTTCTTCACTGGATCGGGTGTCACCACTTTTGTCGTGGTATGCATCCCATGCTTGTCGGTCTTTTGCATCCATATTGTTGAGCCAGAATTCGTGGTACCATTCTTCGATAAGGGTGTCCGCATCGTGACCCTTATATAACTGGACCGCTGTTTTGGCGATACCCTTTTGAATATTCGGTGGGAGTGTTGCACCGAGTCCTTGGATTCTTCCTTCTCCTTCTTGCTCTTCATATGCTACTCCTTCTAGCTTATACCATTCCTCTGGCTCCATTCCGTATTCTTCTCTGATAAACTCATCAGTTACCCAGTTCACCTCATTACTAATTTCTAGTGATGCCTGAGAATCAAAGTCAGGATTATTTTCTAATAAATGTTTTGCTAATACTCCAACCCCTTCAGTTGTTTCACCTGCCTCTATTGCAGCATCAACCTCATCCATTGCCTTTTCTTGATGTTTACGAGTAACCTTTAATTGGGCTGGCTTACCAAGGGATACTTTTCTTCCTTCCTTATCAACACCAGCTACACCTTTAGGGCTTAAACTTGCTACAGCTTCAGCTTCCTGTACAGCCTCATCTACCTTTTCACCTTCTTCTTCTTTAACCTTATCTAATACCCTACCTGCAGCATAACTCCCTCCAGGTATAACACTGAAAGCAGCCAGTTCAGCTACCGATTGTTTTAAAAAATCTTCACTTGTATAATCAGGCAATGGGTCCCCAGTACCGATCCCAGGGGTAGCGCGGCCTAGTTCTGCAACTCGTTCTTCAAAGTATTCATTAACCATACCATGCCAGCCAACCTTTTCGACATGCTTCTTAAATAAATCATTACTACTACCAGGGAATTTTTTATGCCACCATTTCATAAGCGATGTCCTGGCCACTGCTTCCTTCACTGGTTTACCAGCTAACTTAAACGCTCCACCAGTACGCTCAGATACCATCTCTATCCACATACCTTTTGTGGCCTTAATTAAAGCCTCACTAGCTGAATCCCCAGGTCCCGCAATTATTAATTCTTCTTCTTCATTCAGCGTTACACCAGGCATCATACGCTGCAATGCTTCTGCTGGAATTCTAGTGGCACCTACTGGTACAGCCTGAACTGAGGCACCAGCAGTAACGCCTATAGCTTCCCTTGCTATTTTACCAGAAGTTTTTTCAGTTGTAAATTTTGCTAACTTTTCTTTACCTTCTTTTGTAAGCAGTTTCTTTAATGTTGCTTTAGCAGTTTCTGTAGCTGCTTTCCTAACCCCAGTATATATACTACCAGTAAAACCTAATTCTAATATAAACGAAGGTAGGCCATGAAGAATATCAAGAATCATATACCCCAGGTTTTTATCTGCCTCAGCATGGTCCACATATTCTTGTAATATTTTTAATTGTTCTTCACTAGCAGTACCATCTCCCAAGGCATCAGCAGCAACAAGCAATGTTCTCATTTCACCAACATCTACAATACCAGATATGAATGGTAATATTTTTCCTAATCCTTGCCAGGTACCTATCTCAGCCACCTTATCCATAAACCCTAAGGTAGATACAGGTTTTTTCTTCTTTTTTCTATTTTCCTGGGCTGCTATCGTTGCGGCTGTAGATAAAGAATAATCCCCATTCTTTTGCAGCTTAGTTATTGTATTAACAGTATGAGGCATACTGGATACGAGTGTTTCTAAACTGTCATTAATATCATTATAATTCTTTTGTTTAATTTTTAATTGATCAGCTTTTTTAAATGTTTCTTCTACAGCACCCTTTCCATCATCAATAGTCTGCTGAACTTTAGATCCATTTTTAGTATCAACAGACTGACCGTTCTGTTCAATATATCTATTCGGATGATCATCATGTTTATATTGTGAATCCCAATGGTATTGCCCATCACCAGGGTCCATCTGTGGAATCACATTAGCTTCAAACGCTGCACGATAATCATACTTGTGTTCTGCGTGATCTGGATCAGGATGAAGCCCTAATTTTGAGGACCAACCTTTATACCATTCCTGAAATGATAATTCTCTAGAATTTGGAACTGTATTAGTTTGTGGTAATTGCATTAATCAGCCACACTCACAAAAGCCATTGGAATTACATCTGGTATAAGGTGTGGCGAGAATTCAGCTTCAGCAACAAACTCACCCCATATTCTTTCACCACCCCTAACTGTTATAGGCTGTACTCCAACCCATAATACTGAATCAAAACCATCAACTACATAAGCATGGAAATATGCTGCAAATTCACCTTCGTCTATCGCATATATGAAATAATAAAAAATAGGCCGCCATGTATTTTCACCAGCTTGCTCTGCTTCAGTGTAAAAATATACAGGATATTTATTAGTTGAATTTATTATTCTAGTCTCATGGGTCATATAATCATCGCCACAGCTAAATAATAGTAGTAATAATAGAATTAATTTTTTCATTTCTCTTTTTTAAACATCTTTTGCAAGAGACTTTTATTTATCTCTTCTAGTTCAGCATTCCTGGAATTTTCTATTACCATCAGCCTTTTATCTATAGCTTCGTAATTCATCTTTAATCCAGAGATATCAGACTTAAGAGTAAACCAAGCTGTCACCATTGCACCAATAATCCCCACTAATTGGACTAACCAGCGGATATTTATGGTCACATTTAGCGAATCATCTACTTTCGCCATTTTTTACAATCTGCCCAAAAAAAGGGCCTCTAATTTGCCCTACAAGGACAGATCAGGGCATGAGGCATGCCTATGTTTGCGTATATAAAATAATTTATTGAAGATATCATTTTACCTCCCAGCTTGCTTTATCTTATTTTTTGCGGATTCAGGTAGTTCACCATACTTTTTTAGGTACTCTAATTCGTTTTCTGTAAGAATTTGGTCAGCACTTCCAAACATTTTATTAAGTGCTGCTATTATTCTACTAACATTTGGTAAACCTTTTTGGCCAGCAGGTACCACTTGCTGACTTGGGGTGCTTTTGCTAACGCTTTTATATGGAACATCATACATAGCGTATAAATCTTCTGATGTCGCATTTAATGGTTGTTCATCTGGTTTAGAAACAGAAGATGGAACTCTTAGCCCCATATCTCTCAAAATATCAGCCCTGGACCTTGATTCATCTATACCACCATGAGTTGGGTCCCTGTACTCTGGATATTCTATTTTAGATAAACCCAATCTCGCTCTTATAACATTTGACCTATCAACCAAATCTCTTAAGCCTCTCATCCTAGCTTCATTGGTTAATGTATATTGTGCTTTTTCTTCATCCGATAAATTTTCCCAATTTGATGGTGGAGTGTGCAGCACTTGCATTTTACGAATCTCTTTTTCAAGATCAGCTAATTGTTCTTCATCACCTGGTCCTGGGTCTTCAGGTATATCCTGATAATCTGGATAAGTAATTTCTTCCATGCCTAATGCTCTACGCATTTTATTCTGCTCATCAACATTTTTACGCAGCCTACGCATCTTAGCTTCATTAGGAAGGCCCCACTGCGCCCTCTGTTCATCAGTCATTTCATTCCAGTTAGTTGGCCTTTTTGATATCTGCGGCATTCCAGCTAATGCTTTTTCTAAGTCTGTAAGTTTTCCTTTCTTTAACCCCTTATCCTTAGCTGACCAAATACCCATTTGAGTTTCCATCCACTCTGCATGTGGGTCCGTCTTTTCCTTACCTTTAAATAAACTTGCTAAACCTGATACACCTGCTGATACACCTTTCTGTATTTTACCTGGTATATGATCAGGGGTAACATATCCTGGGTCCTGCTGTTTAGGTCTATTTTCTTTATCCCATCTTTTAAGTTTCATCATTAGATTTAAAAAATTAGCCCTTCTCTGTTCCTTTTCAAAGTCAGTGGGTTTAGGCTTTGCTGATCCATCATAATCCCAACCCCATGAATGCTTTTTCGAAGATGGTTTACTCGGTCCAGATTTTAGTCCTTCTGGCATTATGGGCCTCCTCCTGTTTGACCAGCTAATTGCATTAACTGAATTAATATTGCTGGGTCCATATCTGGGTTATCTTTTTGAAATGTTTCCAGAAATGTACCCCACTTCTTTTCCTCTTCTTTACTTAAGAAAAATTGTGCTAAATCACTTATTCCTTGAACACCCTCTTTGTTTCTTGCATCTTTCTCATACCAACTCTGAAGCTGTTGATTATACTTATTCATTTCATCCTGGTGAGCAGTTCTGCTGCGGTACTTACCATATTCCCCAAGTTTATCTTCAGCGGAATCTTTCCTATCCTGGTTTATCTTTGCTATCTTCCTTGCAGTCTCAGCCATGCTAACCGCGTATGCCATATCAGCATTGCCCTGCATTTCATTAATAACACCAGAACCTTCAATACCCTGACCAATACCCCTACCAGCTATATTTGTTTTAGCTAAATCTGCTGCAGGTGCAATAGCCCTGGATGAATCGCTCATCATCATTTGCTGCTGTTGTCCAGTTAAACCAGTATTTGCTTGTTGTTGCAAATTTTTAATGTAACTGTTTTCCCATACAGATGGATTATATCCTGGGACCGATGGCTTTTTACTATGACCACCTTTTTTAAATAGCCAATCATAACCTTGTTTTATTACTGGAGCCCACTGGGCGATCTTTGCAACTGCTTCTACAGACATAATTCTATCCTACCTTTATTCCTGTTAATTTGTATAGTGAGCCATCAACTTTAAAGTATAGCCTACCCTCATCAGTAGAAGGTGATCCTGGTAACTCACTGTCTTTACCAACAACAGAAAAAGCAAACTCACCATCATTTAAATTAGATGAGGACAATGATCCAGTTCTAAATTCTATAGGAGGCGTTTCTTGGACTTTACGATTCAATCGCTTTAATGTTTTTTCTGTATTCTTATCTTTACTCTTAGGCGTTATACTCATGCTCGATCTCCATTTTATTTATTTCTATATCATTTGACGATGTAGATGACGATACCTCTACTGCCATATATTTTGCTCTTCTTCCAATTTTGAAAGAATCGTATGGATAATTTGCATAATGAATAGTGACTCCAGAATTGTGGATAGCTGCTGTCGTGCCACGCATTCCTCTCTGGACTCTATGGAATGCTGGTGCAGTATCCCCAACATCCACTATTTTCATAATTTCTGAATCAGCTTTTATCCAATCTCCACTTTTTAATGATCCGACTGATGCTGTCATTAATATCGTATCAGTTGCAGAATTCCAACCTACAACAGTAGTTGTTAACCCAGTTGATCCATCATTTGCTCTCAGAGTAACTGTCTTTACTGGATTGGTACTATCTCCGTCTACATAAACCTTCACTGTAATATCATCACCACTTTTATACCTTGCATTAATTCTTCTTACAAAAGCACTCCTGGATAAATCTTGTGATATAGAAAACCATCCAGTCTTTCTTAATGTTGACAATGTTTCGCTTTCAGTGGTCGGATTAAATTCTCTTATCTTTGCATTACCCATTATCTATTTCTACACCTATATCTTCAATGCTAGTATTCGAATTTGTACTAGCATCAGTTCCAACTTCTAACATAAAAAACTTTGCTCGCTGTCCTATTCTTATACTCTTATTTGTTGTCTCCTGACCTGTTGCAGCAGCTATAGTTTTAGACCAGACTGGATTCGTATTATCACCGTCTATATATATTTTAACATTTAATGGGTCCGAAGAATTGTACTCAACATTCAATCTTCTAAGTATAGACTTTTTATTTAGATTATCTGAAGCTGTTAGCCAACCAGTTTTCCTGACCGTACCAAATGATTCTGTACCGCTACTTGAAAATTCTCTTACTCTACAACTATGGACCAGGCCAGCAGTTACTGATTCAATAAACTGAGCAACATCAGTATTTGTTCTATATACCAGATTATCAAAGTTTGTTGTAATGCTCTCAGTGAAAGCAAGTGCTTCTTGTATTATCCTATTCCATTGACTTACTATTGCAGTTACATCATCATCAGCAAAATTCACCTGATCCGTTGGCGTAGGCATATGGCCCCAGATTCTTGGTACGCCAGAAACCACTTCATGGAAAGATATGTTTTCTAATTCATCAAACTGATACTTCCATAGTGACTTTAGATCAGCTATGTTTTCAGTTAAAATAGAATCATCAGTATTAGTAACAAATGTTGCCCAAGTCCTTTTTTCAGCAAAGATAATATCATCGCTAAATGTTGTAGCCTCATCAATAACTAATGGTTCCGTTTTTAAGAAAATAACCGATTCTGTAAATACACTTCCATCTGTAGCAGTAATGAGAGTTATCCAATCTCTTATCTCAGTAGTAATAATATCATCGCTGAATGTGGTAATATCATCAAATAAATAATTATGTTTCCATACAGATTTTAGATCAACAACGCTTTCAGTGAATTGAGAAACATCAGCTTCCTCTAATCTCCACTGTACATTCTTTTGTATTAATACCTGGTCTACAGAAAAACTTGTTTCATCGGATATGCTCTGTATATGTTTATAAGTAAGCGTCTGAAACGATACATCATCCTCACTAAATGTGGTTTCATCAGCATATATTTTACCTCTTATTAGTACAGAAGAAATATTATCCACAGAGAAAGCAGATTCATCAGTAAATGATTTTATTGCCTTATAAGTCCTTAAACTTGTTGTTACACTATCGCCAGAAAAGGTTGATTCATCGGCTGCGGTTTGTATCGTCTTATATGCTCTTTTAATTGTCGATACATCATCATTAGTAAAAGTAGATACATCAGCTAATGTTTGTATTACTTTCCAGGTCCTTGGCTCAGTAGATACATTATCATGGATGAAGAGCATTGACTCTTCCCAATCCTCTAAGTGTTTATAAGTAACTTTTAATACTGATATTGTTTCGCCAGGAAATGAAATAGCATCGCTTGGCGTTTCTAAAACTTTATATATACTGGAAACAGCAGCTATGGATTCTGTCCAATCTATTCCATCAGTAGGTGATTCCAGTTTCTTGTATATTAATTGTTCACTAAGTACCGTATCAGTGAATAATGTTTCATCAGAATAAGACTTAGCGCGAGCAACATAAAACGAAACTGTGTCAGCAGAAAATGTTGTTGCTTCAGTTGCTGTTTCCGATAACTTAAATACTCTTGTATCTGTAGCTACAGAATCTGTTGAAAATGTAGTAGCATCAGTTGGTAACTGAGATCGCTGTACAAAGAATAATACTTCATCTCTCCAAAACTGAAGGGCATCATCGCCTATTTTTGTTATTTTCCATTCTAAAGGTTCCGTAATAACTGTCTCAGAAAATAAAGTAGCATCAGTAGTTATAAGCTGTCTGTAATCATAAATCTGAAAATTGGAACTGTAATCATGTATTGTTCCTAATACCTCTATTATCTTTATTTGATATTCGTCATCGCTGCCGCTTAACTGGCTTCCATATACGGTCCAACTATAACTACCATCATTTGGTGTGCTTGATGCAATTGTTGCAGTTTTAGAATTTGAACCATCATATAATTCAATTTTAACATTTCCAATAGTACCAGTAGTGGTCCAGGTAATGTTAACAGTGTCACCATGATATAAAACAGTAGAAGATGTTGGGTTCGTGACTGTTATTGATGCAGGTTCACGAATTTCAAATGTGCTTGAATTTTTATAGAAAGTTGGCATTATTCTACAGCATCCTGGTATTTCATTCTAAGTCTATATGCATCTCCATAGTTAGCATACGAATTAGCTAAAGTTACCTGCTTTGAACCTGTAGTAACGCTGACTGCACCACTGTATAGTGTTGATATATCGTTCCAACTATTCCCATCATAATATTGCAGTTTAATTTCATTGACTACCCAACTACCAAGCCCACCACTACACATACCATTATTATTCCAGGTTACAGTTATAGTGTCTCCAGGGTCATACGCTGAAGTACTGGATGGGCTGCTAACTTGCGTTATGGTGCAATAAGGCATATTACCCTATTGTAATTGTCCATGTAACTTTTAAAATATCTTCAACAGCCATAGTGAAATCAGCAGGGTTCGCAGTAGCAAACTCTCCCGATCCTGCCTGTCCACCAGTAGTAACAAAACCAGCAGTCAAGCTAGTGTATACTGGTGCATAATATTTTCCAATAAATAATTCACTTACAGAAGTAGAACCTCCATCTGCATATCCACCAGCCCCAGTAGAATCGGCACCACCTGTCCATTCAGCCTGAGCGATCCATTGAGCCTGGTTTGCGCTTGGCTGAGTTGTGGATGTTTGGTCCCAAAGTAGAAAATCCTGCACATTGCCCCAGGTACCAGAAGAAGTCTGAGACACAAAACCAGTGACATCATTCACTCTAGCAAAAATACCATCCTTACCATGCTGCTGGGTTTGTACTGTACCAGCGTGAGCCGATGTTGTATTAGACCAGCCTGGATGCTGCTGTGGAAACCATACCCCTCCAGTGCCTGATGCATGATTTAGGGTGAAGTCTGTATCACCACTACTGCTATGCATTTCCGCATTAATCTTTTTTAAAAGATCAACATGGATCGCGTTTTCAAGAACCTGGTCCACTAATGGTTCCATTTGAGCAACATCCTCAGGATGGTATACCTTAATATCACATAGACCATGTAAGTCTACATTGCTAATTGTGTTTATATTATAATTACTATGCATATTTTCTCCTAGTTGTCTGCTATTGTCATGGTCCAGGTAATATTTAACTGATCACCATCTACTAATGATATTGGATTATTTGCTAATGGTGAACCTGATTGAAATGTGTGGTCACTAAAGGCCACATCAAATTCTTTACTGGTTGTATTATATTTATTTCCCAGGTGGCAGGTAGGCAGCGTATAACTTCCCGCTGCTCTTAAAATACCCTTCATTGTAAATGTATAATCACCAGAAGACACAAGACTACATTCCGTCTGATACCGAACTGGTGTAGGACTGGTATTGTCCTTAACAAATATCCCAGATGAATTTGCTGATGGACTTGTAAAATCATCATCATTCATCAAACTTGTTGTACACCCAAAATTTGTTGTGTCAGCCTGAAGGGCATCTGTTATCTTATTTTTTATTGAGGAATTAACTGTATTGTTACCCTCTCTGATTTCTCTCACAGTTCCATCTTTACTGATCACTTCGATGCTTACCACACCTTTTGAGAGTATATTGTCACTATACATATTTTCTCCTAACTAGCTAAGTTTGAAATTGAAAAAACTTTTAAATCCTCATCTATTGCAAATTTTTGTGCTTCTGATGTACCTAAATCCAACATAGACCAAGACAGGTTTCCTTCTTCGAGTTTCCTAATATCTAACACATAGATATTTTTTCCATCATCACCAAAGCGGCATAACATTCTACCTTTCTTTGGATCATAAATAAATTCTGATTGAGCAATGTTCCCTATTTGGGCCTGGTATTTATCCTTTATTGGCTCAGTTATTGGGTGAACATTAAAACCTTGATCCAGCATATAAGCATTATCCTTACCAGCAAAAAACACCATTTCACCTATTTGTATAATAGAATCGGGAGCCACTGCACCAATATTTTCCTCACTTTCTTCAAGTGTAAAAGATGAAGGATTTGTGCTTGGTATGCCCAACCTATACACACCGCGTTCCATGAAAACAAGTAAGGACCCGAAATGTTTTAATAATCCAGTTATCTGTCCACCCTGAGTATCTTTTATCTGGATATAGTTTGTAATAGGTAATACATCAGGTTGCAGTAATTCAGAATATATTACCCAATCCTCATGGTCCTCTGCCTCTCCATCAGGGTCCAGTCTTACATTCCCTACGAACTGCCTACCATTTATAAATGCAGAGTATTTATGATTTACAGTTATCTTAGTTTTTTCACCAAGAGGATGAAGAGTTTTATCCGCATAATTATAATCATAGAATCTTAGAGTAACATCATCACTTGAAATAATCCACCTATACCCATTGGTAATAGTTATGTTTTCACTAAGTTGGGCTGTAGTGTGATCTGAATCAAATTGAATTGCCTTATCACTACTATTAACAATTACTTTTTCTGTGGCCATATGAGTATCATCTTGTGCTACATTACCATCAGCTTCTCCAGCAGTCCAGGACCAACTAGAAAAATACATTCCGCTTTTACCCCAATAACCACCTGAAGCCTCATCATATCCCAAGTCACCCGCTGTTGTCTCTGCTCCACCAGACACAGTATGCTGAATAATTTTAAAACCTTCATTAAAACCATTGTTGGCAAATTTTGCACTATTATATGATTCACTTGGGTGAATAGTTACATAAGCATTATTCCATTCAGCATAATGGCCGCCTGAATTACCAGCAGATAATAATTCATATTTAGTGGTATTATTTGTACCACCAGGTGCCTGTACATAAAATTTATAAGTATCGTTATTGCCACCAGAGCCAGGCCAGTTTGTTGGTTCTGTAGTTAAGGCTTCTGAGTATAACCGCATGCCTAACCATTTTGTGCCAGTGTATGATTTTATATCATCGTGGTCACTCTCCGTGTTAACTGGTATTGTATGAATATGATAAAATACTGGATCAATATTCCCTGTAGCTGTAGGGGAATATGATCGATAAACTTTTATTGATGTTATCCTGGGATTAAAGTTCCCAGTAGACTTATTCAATTTTAGGTTAACTCTTAAAGTTTTGTCATTGTTCTCCAGTTTAAAATAACCATAACCCTCAGGTAATGGTGCCTCTTGGACCCCATCTAATACTGCTGAAAACTTATAATAATAGTGACCACTTGCCCTTAACCCTGCACTAAATTCTGTCGGAGCCTCGCCAGTCCATGTTGTCGGATACTCTGGGGCAGAATTATCATAATGAAAATCATCAAATGATAAACCACCCAAGAAAAATTTTCGATCTAATTGTGAATACCAACCGCCTTTATCAGTTAAACCATTTGCAAATCGCAATATCCTTCCATAGTTACTGATCCGCGATTGAACATTACTACCGCTTAATGCTTTTATATCTGCCGCCCCAGTAAAATTGGCAGCACATTTTTTTATCTTATTAGCCTGAGGTTCATAATATACCCATATACTGCTGCTTAAATCCTGATTTGTCCACTTTGTAATATTATCAATATGGTCGTTAGATAGTGTGATGTCTGCGGCCCGACCCTGGCGTTTAACCAGCTTACCGCGAACATCAGTTTCAAAATTCTTAGTTTCAATGGTAGCTGTAGTGGATATATCTTCAGGATCACAGTTGGTAATTAAACCTCCATCAAAAATTGGGATTTCTATTAAACTCATATAAAAGTTGATCCAAATGCATCGGATATCTGGTGTGGACCATGTATTCCCCTGTTAGGATAATTTGTTCTAATTTTTTCTCTGTTAGCATAATACTTATCATAAAATATAGACACCCTGCTATCCGCTTTATCTTCAGCAATACATGCCTTTGCATAATCTGCTAAGTATGCATGGTAGGCCCTGGGAATCTGTGGTTCATCACCAGCTTCACTATATGTGTAAGGTATTCCCTGGGCATAGGCCATTGCGCCTAAACCAAGTGAAGCCCAGGAAGATAACAAACTTGCCCAACTTCCAAGGTTTGTTAAAAACATCTCAGATTCGTCAGTTATAGCTACAACTTGCTCATCATCCACAAAAGTTCCTGTTATGCTTTCCAATACTAAATACCCAGCCTTTTGTACAATCTTTTGCACATCAGCCACTGTAGCTGTAGCATTGGATGTCAATCCTTTTATGCTGTCCCTAATATGAAATTGGTCAGACTTTAAACCATCATACCTCATAAACTTATACTGGGTAGTCGAATTAGTTAGCATAGTAGGTTTAGCAGCATAAGAAAAACTAACTAATCCCGCTGTGGCCACACCTGGCACTAAATAAACTTTATCACCCATAAGGTAGTAATATTCTGGATTACCAGTTTTTGCTGTTCCATCTGTTCTAAACCTTGAATAATCCTGGTACGCTTCAAAGTGCTTTAAGGACATTGTTTTAAATTGTACATTGTCCGTCAATTCTACAAAATCTCTTGGCAGGTCTATAAATGTATCACCTGTCTCTGGCCAGAAAGCCCAGTCCTTTTGATAACATTTCGTATAGAATGCAAAATCTTCTTCAGCTTCCTGAAGATATTTTTGTGCTTTTACTCTTGGTACATTATCATCAAATCCAACTAATACTCTATCAATTAAAGTTTCCCAATTCATTACGCAACTCCTTTAGGTGCTTCTGATGGATACCTTGCGTTTAATGTGTCAATCTGCGACATTGCAGTTTTCCTGGCACTGTTAGCACGATCCTGCTTCGCATCCATTTCCCATAAATGTGCTTCAGCCATGTATATAATTGCTTCATGTAATGCAGCGTTTAATTCGCATTCATTGTCTTTAACTATCTGTGTAGCTATAGCAGGTGATGCTGCTACACTAACTATATCAAATGGTTCTCTTATGTACCATACATCTATTGCACTGGTAGGCCCAAGTCCATCTACATAAATCTTTTCTGAGAAAACATAAGATATAGGATTGCTGTCACTTGCAGCCATATAAGTGTTCTCTAGTTTTTTCTGATCTTCAGGGGCAATCATCGTTGCCCATTTTGCAGAGCCACCATTTCCAGGATTATCTTTTACTGCAACAATGCCGTTCCGCAATGGAATATAAGTAAGTTCTGAAAAGGCCAGGGCATTGCTTGCCATTCCTATGTTTGCATCGACAACTTGCAATTCAGTTAAATAACTATTATGCAGTAAGTTTGCAACCGCCCTTAACGCTAAATTAATAGCATCTAATTTTATTTGCTCAGGGAAAGAGGCTTCATCTGAATCTTCCAGCCTTAACCCTAGAGTTGATAACATATCGCTACCAGTCATATTTTTTCCTTTATACTATTGGGTCGGCCTGGCTAAGCCAGACCAACCCAACGGTTTATTAAGCAACTAACCTTAAGCAGCTTGATCTACCCAAGAAGCATTTCCAGATGAAGCGGCAACAGATGTTTTTACATACATCTTACCCGCAGCTACATCTACATAAATGCTACCCTTTGGCATCGCATTGCCTTCAGTTCCAGGTACTCCTGAACCAGTCATAAATTGGACACCACCTATTGGTGTAACAACAAAACTATCAGTAGAACTGGTGCCACCATCAACTCTATCTCCTAGAGAGGCCATACGCCTTCTATGAGCAGCATCTGATTGTGAAATAGCCATATTATTACTCCTTAATAAGTAGTCGGCATGTTCTTAATAATTCCCTGGCGGGATGCGTTTGAACAAGTCAAAGCACCTAACCAAAGAATTTTAGCAACAGCCGCATCCTGATTAACTGGTTTCTGGAATCCTTCAAACTTGAAGTTTCTTTTACGATGATGTCTGAACTGCAGATATTTCTCATTTAAGAAATACATATGTCCACCACCAGCAGAAGCTACATGGTCATCCACAACAATTGGAGTTCCACGATATAGCAAGTTATTAAAACCTGCATCTGCTAAAGATTGCGAGGAAGCCCCGAATCTTTTTTGCGCGGTTAACACTTCTTCGTATGCATCAAACACTACTTGCGAACACACAATTAAACTAGGGTGGTCGTTATCAACTGTACATGATCCGTACATTTCTCGGATCAGTTTCAGTATGTAGCTTGCATTCGAATCATCTACAAGATTTGCATAGGTTATAGCTGGGGATGTAGCTAAGGATTTCACCTGAGCATCCCACCATGTATATGCGCTGGAAGTATCAATACCACCAAGAGAGCGACCACTAGCAATAATTTTCTGTAGTCCTACAAACTTGTCAGTATCGTCACCTTGCGATCCATACAGCGTTGTACCAAACAAATCTTTAATAGATTTCTCTGCGTTCTTGACTTTGGCTTCCAATAGATCGATCACACGCTCTGCGCCATCATTCAACATTTCTTCTTTACCAGAAATACTGATTGTAGCGTAGGCTTGTTTCCAGTTATATACGGCATCTGTAAATGTCTCAGTTGGACTTGTGTCCATGACATCATACCCGCTGTAGAAACCCTGTGCTTCAGCTTTAGCATATTCCAAAGGTTGTAAAACCTTATTACCAGAAGCTGCAGCTTTAGATTTCCGCAACATGCGATGCGTTAATACATTGGATTCGAAAATATTATCAACCAACAAAGGGATATACTTGTCTCTAGTCAATGCACTTAAGTTGTTATAATCAACAACAGCCATTTTCTATCTCCTCATTTATCCATATAAGTCGTAATCAAAAGCCATTTTTCTTGCCTCATCATAATCCTTCGGCTTCGAGTTAACTGGTGATCTCTCACCACTGTGTTTAGTCGATGCCTCTGGAATTGACTTGGCAGACTTGGCTTTTTCCAGTTTATTAACAGCCTTGCTAAAAGCACTATCAACAGCAGTTTCGTGATTGGCCAGGACAAATGCATCCTCAAAATTTAAGGGGACACCATTTGTTCCTTTGTCTATCGCTAATTGTAAGACTTCCTTTACCGCATCCTCATTCCCATCCAATTCAGGATGTTTATTGATTAACGATTGGATATCTCTTTCTACAGCGACAGCCGCTTCCTGGTCCATCAATTTATTTTCCAACTCTGCAATTCGCTCTGATATTCGACCATCATCTTCGCTCTTCACTGTGTCCTGTTGGTCACTTTCGCTAGACTTAACAGTTTCTTTAAAAAGATTGTGGTCCTCGCCAAGATAGTCTTTAAGGGTATCCATCAATTCTTCATCTTTCCTTAAAGAATCCCACTGTTCGCGTTCAGACTCTAAAGCCTTATTACCATCTGACAACTCTTGGGCTTTCTGGGTATTGGATTTTTGCCATTCACTTCTGTTCTTCGAGTCATCTAAAGCTAACTTTATATCCTCAAGCGAATAGACATTTCCATCCACATCTATTTCATCAACTGTAGTTGCATCTTTAGTTTCGATCTGTTGCTCAGTTTCCTGAGGCTGATTTTCCACGGCAGCTTCCGCACCGTTGGGTTCTTCTGAAGCAGCATCTTGAGATGATTCCGCTGGTTGGTCACTTGTCATAAGTGACTCCGCGACATCAGACTCGATCTCTACTCCATAGACTCCACCTTCAATTTTATCTGACATAAGTTCTCCTATTCATTATGCTGATTATCATTATTCAAAAATTCTTTACCTATTAAATACACTTGTTTTCCATTTTTTTTACACATCCCCTGGGACCCTATTCATTAGATCAGGATTTTGTTGGAGTTGCCGCATTATAGCATCCTCATCAGTACCCATCCCTTCCATTTCTTCAGGACTCATTGGGTCACCACCAGCCATAGCTTTTTGCTGCTCCACTATGGACCTGATTAATTTTTCCTTACCAGGAAGTTCGATATGCTCCAGGAGATATAGAGGATCAGTCACTACGCCCATTTGCATAAGCTGCATAATCTTAGCTTCTATATATTCCCTGTTTTCTGGTAGCATAGAACCTGCTTTAGCACGAACATCAAAATTCATATCCTGCATCATAGCACCAACATACTTGCGTTCTTCTGGACCTTCGGCCCCATCTATTGTCATGGTATGTTCTTCTGTCCCTAGAAACTTTATCATAGCAATCCACATTGTCCCTAAGGTTTGAATAGCCTGGTCCACTGATCTTGCTTTGAAGTCAATCTTAGTAGTGGATGCCTGTCTGTATATTTGTGCCTGGACACCTGAGGTAACATTAGCATCTGCTTTACCTTGGGTCGCTTTGTTCACTCCGCTGATCGTTTCAAACATATCACCCATTAATTCATAAAAATTGAACACATAACCAGGCATACTTGCAGGTTGCTGCATCTGTACCATACCAGGACCTTTTTTCCTAATAACGCTACCAGGCTTATTGGATATCTGATCCACTACATCTGTAGTTTCATCTACCACCCACATTGGATTGGCCATCAAATGGGTGTTGTCCATAATCTGACTGGCCAATCTATCTAATGATAAATTAAGAGACTTTAATCTTTTTGGTTCTGGCTTACCCCAGAAGCTATGTGCGGACCCACCATTTTTTAATACAACAAATGGGAATGGGTGTGGCATATGATTTTCTTTATTTAAGAACGGATATTTTGACGGTCCGTCATAGAGGAGAACGCCATTACAAATTGTAGTCTGTCGAATCATCCCTGGATACATATAAGTTTCCATTTTATCACCAGTTGGTTTACCGTCTATCTCTTCATCAATATATTCCTTGGTGTAATCCCTGGCATAACATTCAATCAACAATGCTCTCTCTTCCAGTGCTTCCATAGCCCTGGATGTGTCTTCATAATAATTTGTTTCTGTTCCTTTAGTGTCTGTAACCTGGGTAATGTTCGATCCACCCATAGACACATCATTAATTTTTAGTGCTTCATATTTTTCGAGTTCAGATTGTGCTTTAACATATTTTCCATTTTCATATTTTTCTCTAATCTCATACAGCGGAGTTGTTGCTGCATAAGCTATGTATTCCGCGTTTTCCATTTTAGTAGCGGAAGGATTAACATAAACAGCAAAAGGGTCCACAACATCAGCATCTGGTAAATCATCTTCATTGTTAAAGTGGACTTTTAATATTCCATTACCATATACTAAATAATCCAGTAACCACTCTGGAACCAAGTTCTGCATATCCCTTATCACCCATAGTTCATCAATCTGCTTTTGTAAAATTTCGGCAGCACTTAATCCGATTTCAGCATCACCAACTGCTATGATATCTATACGCGGTGGCCTATTGGATAATATTGGTATCATTGTATCTATCGCGCTACCAATCATATCTAAGGTTATTTGGTTTTTAAAGTTGGGCATGTTCATGCCTTTCCAGTGTTCTCCCATATATAATTCTTCACACTCACGCCAAACCTTGGTCGTGTGCGATTTTGCTTTAAACGCGACATCAAACATGGTTTGTGTTCGCTTAATTATCCTGCGTTCTTCTTTGCTCGGATTGTATTCAGCTACTATTTCTTTTGCCATCAGTTCCTCACTGGTTTAAAATTTTCTATCCTAATCATTAAGATAGTATTTACCACTTCCTCTAATGCATTCCTGTAATCATAAGCAGTATGGCCGCTTGGGCTTATACTGTCTAGTTCAGAAATAATTGCACTAACATCAGGAATTTCTTTTTTTTCCCACCTACAAGTATCTGGGTTAAATACTTCTATACTCACGCTCTTATTCCAACCACATCTGTTTCCTCTAATAACAATTTGTCTAATTCCTTCTGTAACCAGGGTTTTGTAATCACTTTCTTTGGCCGACCTACATAATGCAAAAAATAACGCATTTGATCCGCGTGGTGATCCTCACCAGTGGTATCCATATCTTCTGGTTTTTTTTCGTCATGCACTAAACTGGGTATTGTTCTTATAAATTCTTTACAAGTAGAAAACACCTTAATTCTAGGTGGTGTATCTGGTGAGTGATCCAAGTATTGTCTACACAGGTTCCAGCCGTTTACTCTTTCATTATTTGCTTTTATCATATTTATTCCATGCCTACCCATGATGTCCGCAATACTCATATTCGTTGGTGCAACTATATCTGACCTATTAGTATTCTGAGGATTACGAATCCACATACTCGGATCGCCAATTGTCATCATATACTGTTCATCTCCACTTAATTCAAGAATCCTATCAATGTGATAACTCAATTCCTTTCCAGACTCGTAATGTTCCCTATAGAGGTAAATATTGCCTTTATAATCCACGGCCCACCAGCCACATGCAAAGGGGGCCGCGAATCCATAATCGCAACTGCGATATTTATACCAGTCAAATGGTATATCAAAAGGCTCCACTACATGAACATCATGTCTCCACTTTTGAAAGAACTGCCCAGCAAATACATCCCAGTCTCCATCAAGCCATGCCCTGCGTAATTCATCAGGTAAAGCCCTCAAACTGTCGATATATTCTGGATCACGCTCCATGATAGTAGGGTTATCTGTTACCTTACTAGGTACAAAAATCCTTGATTTTCCGCTTTTTTTATCAAAGTGGGTTTTGTTTCTCGCTACATCCACGAATCTGGCCTTCACCCAAGCATGTCCAGGACCACCAGGGTTTGTTGTGGCAAATATCTGAGCCTTTACACCAGGTATTGTGCTTCTCGCAGAAGACACTAGCCTTAAATAGTCTAATTCATTTGGGATTAGAGTTAATTCTTCTATGGCCACTTTCTGGAATTCTTGTCCTAAATATTTTGTCCAGGCATCTTCACTGGATAAGTGACCAGTCCATATCTTTGCACCCGATGGAAATTCAAAGGTAGCTGGATTCCCTGTAACCTTTACGCCCATATATCTGTATAAATATTTTGCTCTATCTATCCAGTCCTTTAGATCATCATAATTTCTTCTAATTACTAAACCACGATAACGCGGCTCTGTTATATATTCTGGGTCCACTAACCATATAGTCATTGCTTCGGTTTTTCCACCTCCGCGGCTGCCGCCATAAAGTACCTCCCACTCTGGCCTAGTCAATACCTCAGTCTGGGGACCAGGATGAGGCTGCCATATAATTTTTTCTTCCATTACGCCTTCTTTACAAAGGCTAAAAAGGTTAATCGTTCCCCACTATATGAGGTTATCTTATGCTCTATATCACTACTGTGGATCGCTAGTCCTAAATAATTCTTTATTTTGGTGCCATCCCTGTATGCAAGGAAGCCTGGGTCCTCATGGTCCTGTAATAAAATAGAGCAGCCATAATCACACCACTTCATATGTGGCTCTGGATTATTGTACGCTCCTCCTGTATCTACATGCCAATCATGGTTACCATTTCTCTCTATTGATAAATAAGATGGCTTGGTCCAGTCTAACTCTTCCCCGACTTCCTGCTCTATAATCCCCTTTATTTTTGACACAACTGGGTGATCAGATAAAGCAGTACCAGATAAGTTTTTTATACTGTTTGCTTCCTCAGTTGTGATCACATTCTCGATATAAGTTTTCATGTGTTATATTTTAGCCTGGTACCATAAAAGCAATTCTGGGACCCCTATTCCGAAGGTGGGGGGGTGGCAGATTCCTGGGGGATTTCTACTGGGGATGAGTAATTTAGATCATTGTCTCTTACCCCCCCATCGTTTATGGCGGGAAGTGGGGTGGGGGTGGGGGTGGCCAGGGCCTTCTTTGGTGGCATCAGAATCACACCTACATGATTAACTGTATCTGATTTGATCTCTTGGGCCTTAAGGTCAGGTGCTATCTTAGAGGCAATGATACGCCAGGCTTGAGTCTGTCTCTCATCATCATCATCTAATGCAACAGTGAATAGCTTCTCAATTACCTTAGGTGTATCAGGATGTTTCCTAATGTAGTCACCAAAGTGATTAGTTGTGCCTACTGGCCTACCATTCGGATTGCCACTTTGGCCCTTCTTCCATGATGTTTTAGTCTTCATGTACTACGATAGTACTACTTGAATGATATTATTCATTAATTACCCTCGACACAGTCACGCTTAATATGCGTGTTTTTCAGATTCAATGCCCGCTGACCGCCAGAATTTGAAAACAACATAACAGACAGCATAAAACAACAAATGATCGATTCCATGCACACATTATATATAACTGATTTAATCTCGACAACTTATTTCACTTGACATCCATTATAGATCAATTGTTTAATATTGCTTGTATAACATGTTAGACAAATGTATAATATAGTATCGATATGAATGAAAGGAACAGCAAATGAGTACTATTTACATAAAAGATAAATACTACTATTATGCTCATGGTAGAAAAGGTAGACCTGGCTATATTAAGCCAGAGACAACCAGTATTTCTGTTGTTCAGTTTGGTAAGAGAGAGGCTGAAAGATTAGCCAGAGAATATCAAATAAAAAGAGATAGCCAGAGGATTAATATTAAAAATGGCAATCCTGATATTATTGATGTTTCCCACTTACCTGCTGATATCAAATTAGAGATACGCAGTATCATTAATAACTATACTAATGGTACAATCAATGAGCAAGCTGCTGCGACTGGGACTATTGTTCACAACAAGGTCCAGGACCTGATTAAATCAAAGACTTATGAAGAGATTCGTAATTCTTGGTTAAAGGGTGTGAAGGCTCGCGGCACTACACCAACAAAGAAAAGAGTAAAAGTAACTGAGGGTTGGTTAAAGAAAGAACAAACCTATTATAATGTATTCTCTTCTTTCGTTGGTAAAGACACTCTGATTAATAACATAAGCCTTGAAGTGGTTCAGAACTTCATTGACCAGAAGAGTCTTGAAGGCAAGTCAGGTTCAACGATAGCCAAGTATCTGCAAACAACTGGCATGATATTTGATTACGCTATTAAGCATAAATACTATCCAAAAGAGGATGGTAATCCTACAAGTTCAGAAAATGCTTATAGACCTGATACAATTGCCAAAAGGCGATATGTGATCTTACCGCATGAAGTAGTCAATAAAACCATAGCTGAAGCGAATGATGAGGATAAAATATTCTGGACATTCCTTAAGCATACTGGATTAAATCCTGCTGACATTAGCAGCTTAACTCCAGATATGGTTATAGAGCGTACTGGACAAAGTGGTAAGAAGGTCAAAGCTATAGTTAAATGGCGTAATAAGACTAGAAGCAGTGCCAAGAAGCCAGTATACATTGTTCTAAATGATGCAGTACACAATGTCCTGGATACATACGGCAAGAAATGCTTTGGACTGTACCCCACAAGAAACGAGCAGTACAACTCAACCGAGAGATTCAAGACAGCGATAATAAAGCAAGGCCATAAGACTGAAGATGATCTCAAGACTGAGATATTCTCTCTTGGTTGTCTTAGGCATTCCAACTTCACTTATCGCAGGATAGATAGTGATGCCAGTTTAGAGGAAATAACTCATGTATCTGGCCACAACTCAACGGAAATGCTCACTGATTGTTACATTCAGGATGTGAACTGGGACCGTGAGTTAGAACTAGCTAACGCGATAGATAAGTAGTCATGGATACAGCTAACGACTTCATCTTTGATAGCTTATGTGATCATGTGTTTCCCCTGGTTGAACATCTTCTAGGGGAAGCACTTAATAGTGATGTGATAGTGCAATGCATTATTGATGATTTTAACCTGGCTCGCAGTACCGCTGAAAGAGTCTATGAAGCATATGAGGTAAACAATGTCAAACAAAGTTAGAGATATTCTGGTATCAGCAATGATCACCTGGATCATTATTGTTGAGGCATCCTGGTGGATCGTAAGAACATTTGGTGATAAATAATGGCTGCGTTTAAAATGATGAAAGTAGAAATCTCAGATAGAGAGCATGCCGAATTGGCTTTTGCTGCCCGACTGGCGAAAATGAGTATCCAGAAATATCTGGGTATGGCCCTCAGGTCATACATCCATACTACTGCCAGACACGAAATAAGGCGTAAAGGCTAGTAACCCACTAATAATCGTAAACCTATAGGAGGTAATAATGGAAATAAACACACTAGGACAAAAAAGCTATGGTAAGTGGGCAACACATACCCCTTACCGTGACCCCTTAAGAGTAGAATTAGTAGATAATGATAGCAAAGATTTTATTAATAGTGGGGAGCGGAAAATCATTTGCACGATAGAACATTCTCCTTACGAGGAAGACTTTGCTGACCTAATAGCAGCAGCACCTGTAATGCTTGAAGTATGCAGAGAAATTGTGTCTAGTACAAAGAAAAATGCGCCTGTCTTCTATGAAGAGATAGAAGAAGCAGCATTAAAAGGAAGTGCAGAGCACAGTGATGAACCAATATATTGGGCAATTGAAATTCTCAATAAATTAGGCGAAGAAATCAGGTAAGAGCAGCCACCCTCCAAAAGAAAAGGCCCCGATTAAGGGGCCTTTTTTTTATCATGTATCATCCTATACTCTCTGCGACACCTAACAAGAATATTTTCCATCTCTATACGGCTGCACTTCCACAATTCTTTGTCACCAACTACCAATCGTTTCAAAATAATTGTTCTTTTAACACCAATGCCATTAGGATAATCCTGTTGGGCAATGGCATATCTAGATATTAAATCGTAATGGTCTATTTTAACCTGCTATATATCGATTCTATTAATTCACTCAAAGCGATCAATGGGACCACTATTAATGTCAGTAGTAATAGAATCATTAGTTTAATTGTATAACCAACTTGTATAATAACATTTCTTATAGATGTATTTATTTTCAATCGACTCTCCTTTTTTTAGGTAATCCTGGCGCACCTTTACCCCATTTTCTTTCTTCAAGATCATTTAATCTTTCTTGCAAAGCAACAGTACTCTTACCAAGTCTGTAGTTTTTATTAATAAGTTCTCTATAAACCGATCTAGTCTCATACTCTATCCAAGTTTCCTGTTTCTTTTTTTGTTTTGATTGTTTCATCTAATCTTTCTCCAGTCTGTGGGTGTCTTGTTTCTTTTAGTTCGTTCTCCATCTTCTCGCGATCCTCAATATCTTTCTTATACTCTCTAATATCTGTTAAGAGGTTTTTAACCTCAGCCGCATCGGACTTCATAGATATTAGTTTATCTCTATGATCCTGTAGGGCTTTAATAATAATATTTTGCCTTAGTTTATTAATTTTAATTGTCATCAGTGTGGCCCTTCATAATAGCGATCACTGTATCAACTATAATTTGTCCATCAGGATCATTACGATGTCTTCTAAGAGATGTAATAACAGCAGACCTCATTCGGTCCTCCCAGACATCTTCCAACCACTGAGGATCAACAGTGTCGGGATCAATAATAACCGTATCAGTAGTACCATCATTAACACCATCAGCCTTTGGTAAATGTTCCATCATCAGCAGTACTTCATTCAGGCTACTTTCAATCCTGGATAGTGATTTAAAGATTGATTCGTTAAGAGATTCTGTTACAGTTATATCCACATCTTCTACGGAAGTGCTTATGTTATTATGAGCCATTAGGTCCCCTCTCTTTTTTCAGGTTATATAATAATTCTTTTACTACTGCTCTTGCCGCCAGGTCCTTATCCTTTGGTATTTTTATGGTCCGCTTGTCATCCCTCTGTTGTTGTAGCCATAATATTTCTTCTGGTGTTCTATATTTAGATAATATTTCGTAAGCATCAGCAGGAGACTGGTCCACTTTTATATGGCAGCCGACACACAACGACACACAATTCAACGGTTCCCACCTGGTCTTAATGTTGGCCCTACCAAACCATAGGTGAGCGCAATGCAGCTTACGAGAGTCCACACCCTGTATATACTCATTACCACACTTCTGACAGGTCCAGTCATCTCTCGTCCTGACATACTCAGAAAAGATAATATCAGTCCTAGTCCTCTTAATCTTTTCGCCACGGCCACCCCAACTCATCTGAAATACTTCAACTCACTCTCTAGCACCAAAGAATTCTGACTACAATTATCACACTTTACCTTCCAAGTAGGCAATGGTGATTCTTTCTTGGTATTACATTCAGTACATATGTAGTAATGCATATTAGGGGGGTTGGGTCTATCTACATTAGCCTGGCCATTGAAGCTATTTTTAGATCTTTTTTCCCAGGTAACAAGTCTTCTAGTAGTGTCCCAGGTTTTTTCCATCTCAAACCTCATCCTGGTTTTAGACTTATTAGGCTCGGTCCAATATTGTATAAAGTTGGTAAGCATATCTTTTGTATACTGATTTCTTTTTTCCATAACTGAATTTTCAAATTTCGTTTGCCTACTTTCTAATTCTTTTTCATTCTTAACATTCTTTTCATTCTTACCATTCTTTAGTTGTGTCTTTTGGTTGTCTTTTGGTTGTCCAGTTGGTGTTCTCTTGGTCGTACCACTGGTGTGTGCTTGGTCCTGGTAAGTGTCGTAGTTACAGATACTTAGCTGTGTGTAATGGTGTGTGCTTTTGCGGTTGATCATTGTGTCCTTTTCGAGTAGGCTTAGAAAATGCCTAACCTTAGTCCTGGACCACTTTAAATCATGGCTAAGTTTGGTTAATGATGTAATGATTTGACCGCGTTTGATTAACACCAGGTCCTTTTCAACCAGCCATGTCTTAGTTTTATGATTGGCCATAATAAGTAAATGAATCCATGCTTTTAAGTATTCAGCGTTATCATACACCCAGTGTTTCTTAATATCTCTATGCAGCTTTATCCAGCCTGTGTTACGATCTTTTTGCATCTCGCCTAACTATAGCTGCATATAAGTAAAAAACGAGGTCCAGGGCCTCTTCATACGCTTCATCTAGCCAATCCCTGGGGTCATTAAGCATAGCTGCCTGATCCAATTGTTTTTTACCATAGATATCCCCACCAGCCTTTAACCTGGCCTGGATATCGTTAGCTATTTTCTTAGATATTTCCTTATTTGGATTCATTTATTTCCTTTTCAGCTTGTTCACGCAATTCCTTTTTATCTTTATCGCTCAAAGTTTTCCATTCATCCATGAAATCATTTTTTCCGTCTATATCAACCCCTAGCATAGACTTTAAGTATAGTAATGGCGTTTTTGGTTTATCAGGTACTGACATATTATTCTCCTTTTATTTTTCCATTGACTCTCATATCGTGACCTTTTTTAGATATATCTGATCTACGATTCCTAAGAACTTGATTAGAGTGCCTAGCCATTTTACTGTATTTAATAACTTCAGCAATTGCTCTACGCTTTTTCGGACTCATACCTTTTAGTACATCTTCCAAAAAAGATACTAAAGTTATAGCTGTATTAGAGTTCATTATTGTTGCATCCAGATTCCCAAACTCGGTGTGTTTAGTCCCCTGTACATGTGGTATGTAACTCATTTGAACATCTCCCATCCTATTTGTTTTAGTTTAGTGGTTTCTACTAAAGTAATTTCATCTATTGTCCTGGAATAGACCTTGTACTTTGCATCTCTTCGTCTAGTTACTTTCTTATTACGGTCTACTTCTTTATCTATAAGTGCTTTTAATCTTTCTATGGGTACTAAAACCCATGAAGTAAATGTTTCAAATACTACACCATTTGCTCTGCTGGAATAAATCCATCCGTCATCACCTGATACACTTTTCAATTCAAGCCAGGTCCAGACATCCTGGACATGGGTATCCTCTCTGCGGATTTTCTTCATATACTTAACATCTATCTTGGTCATAAGATGTATATCCCAGTGTTCCTTCTTATCTTCTATATTGGGTGCTTTGAAGGCATCGAACCCTACATTGATCATGTAGTCCATAAACCTTCTTTCGGCATCATAGCCTACTTTTTGTGTTTCCGAGATCATTGGATAAGGCATGTGGTACCTCTGGTATGTGTTAAAGATTGCCAACCAGGGCAGGACCCCTTTTCACAGTTTGCCCTGCCCTAGTCACTTACCAATTAGCCTAGAAAGGTAATTTATCCGCAGGTTTTACTGTTTTCGCAGCATAACCTGAAGATTGATAACTTCCTTGACTCTTTTGGCCGTCTTCAGTTGGTTCCCAAAGGCTAACCTTAGTATACTTGGTGCCAGTTTTTTCTGACACTTTCGGATACAGTCTACCTTTTAGGATTTTCCCACCAACATTAATCGTAATGTTTCCAGCATAATTTGTATCTTTATTGTCTGGATCACCATTGGGATCATAATCTTCATTATGAAATATGGTCCCAGTATTCGGCTTATGTTCATACGCCATTGGTTTTGTTCTCCTTTCTGTAGAGATTAAAAGATGAGCGAGGTTCCATTTTTAACCTTGGTACTACATCACCTTTACTGTTTGTATTTTCCGCAAACCAAAGCCTGGCCGCGTTAACAAATGATTCATAGTCAACCTTCTGATAGTCTAACTTATAAGTAGGCTCAGTGCGATACGCATCAGTTACATAAAGACTGGCTATATAATCTATCTTATGCATTGGATATTCCATATCCCAACCAGTTTTATAGGCAGCGTTCTGAAGGGCATGGGTCCAGTACTTTCCACCAGTCTTTAGATCAACCAGCACCAGGCTATTCTTTTTACTGTTCTTAGCCTTTTTCATACTAAGGATCATATCCAGCCTACCAGCAAATCTGAGTTCCGCATTATATATAGGATACTCACAAGCTATTGGTGTAGGATTATGTTCTTTCCAAAATGCCACAAACGACTCCAGGTATCTTCTAATAGACATAGAAAATGCCGCCTCAGTGCCATATGAATACCGCCAAGCCTGATCTTCTTCATTCTGTATTAAGTCTCTTATATCCTGAGCCATTACTTTCTCGCCTTCCACTAAAGCCTTCATCCAGTAGTGAACATGGTTACCGCGTATAGCTGCAGCATCCCTGACTTGTGGGGCCAGATGGCCATAGTTGCGGTTCCACTGATTAAACCCATGACCCTTATGCAGTATTGATAATAATGTAGTAACACTAGGCCGCCAGTTATTAGTGTCGTTATCACCAACTAAATGATAAAACCTGCCATTACTCAGGTCTTTGTTTGTGATATGCTGAGTTTCTCGCATTAGTTCTGGGCCAGTGTCAATTTCAGTAGCACCATTCTTTTCTATTTTAAAGCCCTGGGCCGTTAAGGCTTCAATGGCCTTATCGAGATCAAGACCTTCAAATATTGGTTGCTCTTCTACTTGTTTTTGTGACATCTATTCTCCTTTATCTTATCTTTTTTAATGATACCCCCCGCATTGAGAATGTGGCCCTAGTTATGGGGTTCGATACGAAGGATGGGCCACTGACCAAGGAGGCTTTGGGTGAAACCACGCGGGGGGTTAATTCTATAAACAACATTTTTTATATTTCTTTTGTGATCCGCACTTACAGGGATCATTACGGCCAGGTAATAGATCAATCTTTATTGGTTTTTTCCTGCGATCTAAAATAGTTTTACCATTCAGATGATCTATTTCATGCTGGACCGCTACAGCTTCTAATAATCCATCGGTAATATTTGATCCTCCCATACCATCTACCCCAGAGAAGTACCAGTTAGCTTCTTCTTGTTCAGTCTTTATAATTACACACTTATACCTAACCGTATCTACACGCTTACCTGGATAAGACAAACACCCCTCACTGGGAAATGGTATTTTATCCCATTTGTCTACAATAAATGGATTAATAAGAATCCTTGGTTTTATAACATCGACTACAGCCACTGCCGCCTCAATGCCGATCTGGTTAGCAGCTAGGCCAACACCAATCATTCCAACAGTAACAGGATTTGCTAATTCAGCAAATAACTCTTCAGCTATTTCCAGGCCCTCTTTAACAGTAACCTTGGGCATAGGTTTATCTATATGAGGATTTGTATCGGTGTGGCAGTTGATGATCAAGTTAGACTGTTGTCTTAACTATATAATTATCTACTTCTTCTGTATTTATCCTATAGGTTCTGTAGCCAAATTTATTGGCTTTAAGTTGGCCAGAATGGATCAAATCCATAACCATTCTGCGAGATATTCCTAGTTTATTTGCTGTCTGTCGAGTACTTAACCAGGAAATAGGCGAGGTTGTCATTACTTCTTGCATGTGGCGAACTCCAAATCATTAGATTGATCTATAAATAACGATCAGATAATACAAATGTTTAATTACTTATAAAATACTTTTCTTTACTTAGTTGTATGAATGGGACTATTATTATATAATGTAGTAGTACCATAGTAGTACAATAGTAGTACTATAGTAGTACTTCATCGCATCAAATCATATTTAGTTGTATTTAGTTATACTTACTTGTATATCAATTAAGCGTGTTCCCCGAGGGATAAGCGAAGAGAGGGGGATTCGAACACTCGATACGGAAAAACCGCATAAACGCTTTCCAAGCGTGACTCTCTCCGAGGATAAACACCGTGGAAATTATCAATAGTAGTACGATAGTAGTACTTTTTTTATAATTGGTGCTGCTAAAAGTTAGGGCGGGTGGAGAACAGCAAAAAACCCGCCCCATCGGGTACCCTAAAGATATTTGCTTACTTGCTCCACATATTCTGAAACTTCTCCAGCCCCTTCTTCTGTATTGTACCATTTTTTCCAATATTTAGCCTGGAGTGATATGCTATCAGGCAGTGGGGCAGGGGCGCGCCAATACTTAATTCTACAATGCACTATTGCTGCGTACACATTTCCTTCAAGCATTTGGGACCAAGTTAAGACTGAAGGCTTGGTCCAGTACCTTTTTGGAATAAAAGTAGCGTGAACACACCTTTCTGCAAGCCCTGGTCTAAATGATATAAAGGACTTACAGTTGTCTATTGCAGAGTCCACTTCAATTTGCCAGAACGAAATTGCTGGGCCATCACCAATCTGTTTCCAATACTTATACCTGGATTCAATAATACCAGTGCCTAAGATTAGGTCCACTGCTGCATCACTAGCATACTTGTCTCCAAGTTTACTTAGTGTGCGTTTTATTAAATCCCTCGTTTGGGGAATATTGATCATTTGCCTTTAAATATGCCAGCGATCAGATCAGTTATTACATCAACAACCTGCTTGAATAGTTTCTGCTCATCGGCTTCCGAAACAAAAGGAATGTTTACTTTAGCATTAATTGCTGAAGCAATTTGGTTTTCCATCTCTTCCGAATTAAGTGCAGACATCATATCATCTTTGACTTTATCGGCCTGGGCTTCTGCAGCCGCGACTAACATTGCTTTAATATCCATCTTAGTTCTCCTAGTTAGGGGTTAATGCCTCCCATTAATTCTTGATACCGAACCCTTCACTTCCATCATAACATCACTTAAATCATTTAATTCTTGTACAATTTGCTCTCTATGTCTGGTAGAGTTGTCATCTACCTTGTTCCACCGATCTAACATCTTCAATAGTATCGATTGCATGTTGTCAATTTTTGTCTCACACTTAGCGAGGTGCTGCCTTATGTCATCTATATCTTCTGTTTGATCCCTCTGGCTTGATATCAGGTTTACAATTAGGTATAAGAATACGACACAAATGACACCTGCGGCACCAAGCTGCCCATACAACTCAATATATTCAGCCATTCGTCATTCCTATGTAATACCCAACGCACCACAATACGCTTGCGCTGCCTAGCAATATCCATCCTAAGTCAACACAGATCATTTCTTCTTTTTCTTCTTTTTTATTCTTTTCTTAACAGCTTTTAAATAAGCTGATGGATTACCATAAGGCATTACAACACTCCCATCTTTTTTAACACTCCAGCAGCAGCAGTAAAAATACCAACAAAATAAGTCGAAGCCTTCGCCCAGGTCTTGGCAGTATGAACATCCTTTTCCAGAGATTCAATCCTGTCGCGATCTTTCTTAAGGTCCTCGACATCATGCCTTAGAAGGTGAACCTCAGTCCACATCTTGGACCTGTATTCTTTCACCTTCTGGGGCATATCGGGAATTTTTAGACCATTAGGCACTGGCTCCCTTTTTCTCATCTTTAGCTGGTTTTTTACCTTTCGACTCTTCAAGCATTTGATCTACAACAGTAATTGCACCAGCGATCTGATGAAATGTTGCCTCAGCTTGCTTTTGCTGTTCTACCAACTGATCTCTTTTTTCTTTCAACTGTTCTGTACTTTGCGACATTCTATTCTCCTATTGTTATTGATTACGCTTCTACAGCGGATTTGACTTTAGCCATCTCAGCAACGATCTCTGCAATGCGGTCTTCACATTGTTTCTTCTGTGCTTCTTGAGAGGCTTTCTGACTTTCCAAGGAAGCATAACTAATCATGCTCTTCTGCTTGGCTGGCTGGTGTTCTTTCTCTACCTGTACCTGTTTCCAATCAGGTGCTGGTGAGGATTCAACAGCTTTTTTTGTGTATTTATCGGCCATGATTTCTCCTATTGTTTATTGTTAATTAAATTTTTCATTATGCGTTCTCCAGTGCTTCTATTCTCTGCATAGCTTCTTGCAATGCTTTTATTGCCTTCATATACAAAATTGAATATTTCAGAACTTTCATTGTCATATCCTCACCATCCTCATCCTTCTTTACAACCCATTCTCCATCTTCATTTTGCTCACCAAATCCACACTGTTCTAGTTCATATTGAGTAGGGGGAACTTCTTTGATTAAAGAAGGTGAAACTAATTCTACTTCTTGTGCTATTGCTCCTAAAAATGTTTCTGCATCTTCACCATACGCTGCAACAGCACTCTTGTATTTGAAATTTCTAACTCTAATATTTTTAATATCATCCCATTGAGAATTAGCATCTTCAATATTGGTTTTTATTCTTTCATCTGAAAATGCACCATAACTGTTAGTTCTACTATTTACATCACCATTATTACGAACTATAAATTTCCCTTCGGTAGAATCTGCATTATAAAAACTCCACCCTTGATTATTTGGTGATGCCTGACGATAATGTATAAACAAACCTTCAGGGGTAGAACCTCCGCTATAATCAGAATTAAATCTTATCATGCCAGAACCACTCACAGCATCATTAAATACTTCTAATGCTGTTGCTGCGTTCTCTGGTGGGCCACCAATGCCAATAACACCATTCTTATCAATCTTCATTGCCAAATGGTCAGAAAATTCTGCTATGAATAATGGCGAACCAGAGGCATGACCTACTGTACCTCGATTGCCTCCATTTTTAACATGAAGTATTCCATCTGCCGTGGTATAGTTATCGCCTAACATAGCCAAACACATTCCACCTCCGCTTGGCGTTGTTCCTCCAGAATTAGATGCAGCGAAATTCCATCCTGACCTTTCTCCAGCATTCCCTACAGATGAACCTTCTGCGGAAGAAACTTTCCCAGCAAATGTGGCGTTTTGGGAAGAATCGAGTAATAATGCTTGAGTTAAAGTCTTAGAGGCATTAGCTGTATAAAACCTCATTTCACCTCGACCTGCTGTTTCTGATGTCCAATCATGGTCAAATGTAATTTTACCGATTGTATTTCCTGCATTTGCTCCGTGGTCATACGCAGAAATCATTGCCTTACCATTACCCTGAGTATCACAAGTTATTTCAAAATGAGAACTCCAATCAGAAGTTTGTCTCATAAGTGTAAGCGTTCTACCTCCCTGTGAACCTTGGTCAACACTTGTAGTCCCAACAGCCATTTCTGCTTCTGTATATATATCCCCAGCAAATGTGGCGTTATGATTATGGTCAAGAGTTAAAGCAAGTTGATTACCATTAGTATCTGAATCAGTTCCTGAACCTGGAGATTTTGTATAGAATTTCATATCCCCACCACCATCAACATTACTATAGTTATTAGATATGTATGAAGTAACCTTTATATATCCTATCGCTTTAGCATCTTGGTTAGTAGCAACTGAACTATAATTTTTATTATCAACAAATTGAATTTGCGCTATGTCATCTCCGCTTGCAGTACCATGACCTACAATTTCTAATACAGAGGATAAACCTTGATGATTTTTAAATGAGTGGTATGATTGACCAGTACCTAAATCTCCAGTCCAAAAAGCACTACTTGAAGTAGTTCCTGCAGATATACTCCCAGAAAATGTCCCATAACCAGCCGTAATACCTCCAGAAAATACAGCGTTTTGGTTGAGTTTTAGCGATTCGACTACAGTAGAGGGAGCAGTATATGTATATAAAATTAAATCTCCTCCAACACCAGCATTATAATGAGTGTACTCAGACCTTATTCCTGCTATTCTTTGATTACTCCCCTGTGCAATATTGTTCATAAACTGAATTTCAAATCCGCTTCCATAAGCTGCACCATATTTATTAATCAATCTTAATGCTGCATCTGTGTTTGAGCCAGTAGTTGTTTGGTTTTCATCACCTACAATAGTCATTCTAGCAGTTGCAGTTCCCCCATCAGAACCTATAAATGCATCACCTAGAGTTACAAAATTAGTATTTGTTTTTAGATCACCAGCAAATGTAGCGTTTTTACTTGAATCTATGGTTAAAGCATCTTCACCATCCGATACTTCAAGAACAAGACTATCTGTTGCCCCAACACTATTTATTCTCATTTGACTATTCGCATCATCTGCATGAAAGTCTAAACCTGTATCACCAGCGCCTCGGAATGCCGCAACATGAATATTTGTACTTGTTTGGTCTACATAAAGTAAATAATTTGAATTCCCTTCAATATGCAACTGATGATTCGGGTTTGATTTATTAATACCAACATGACCCCCAGTTTCAATCCACATACGACCTGTACCACCAGCAAATAAACATAAAGTGTGAGCAGACTTTGTCCCAAACCCATCATTGCCTGAAGTGGCTATATAACTTGCTACTTCTCTTGTTCCATCTGAATGAAGGAATCCATAATTGTTAGCTATGGTACTTTTTACTTGTCCAGTAGATGTAATTGCTCCTGAACCTATTGTACCAGCAAATGTGGCTGATTGGTCATCCTTATCTATTGTAACGGCAGTTGTATTATTAGTTTGAAGTATTAAATGAGCATCTGTATTAGTAGTCCCAAGTGTTAAGCCGTTGTTTCCAGATAAAAATGAATTGGCAAGAATAGTACCTCGCAATGATGCACCATTATACAACTCAATCTTACCATTACCACCGCCACCCTTTATCTTAACATTGGGATGTCCACTGCCATCATAAGCCTCAAAATGGGTATTTCCATAATCTCCAGTGCTAGTGCCAGTTGCTTTAAATCCGCTAGTTGTTCCATTTTGATGAACTTGCCCAGTAAATGTGGCGTTTCCATTACTTTCTAATTGCAGTTTGTAACCAGTAAAATTCCCATCATTGGCAGTATCAATGGTAAAATTCCCCGAACTATTTTTTAACTGCCAATCGCCATAATCTGTATGTGTACGAATTAACTCAATTTTACAATCGTTATTATCAGTTGATTCAATCGTAAATGTATTACTTCCTGCACTTGATAATTTTACATCACCAGAAAATTTGGATATTCCAGAAGAACCTTCACAATTAAGAATCCAATTCCCTTTACCATCCCCTATACTAAAATCTCTAAACTGTGTAGTTCCACCTTGATACCCCCTGTAATTAGCCCATCCACCAGTTACTTCATTATCGTGATATCCAAAATTCAATGTATTTGAATTACCACCGCTACTACCAAAGTATGACCCAGCATCTGAGCCTACTCTAAACTCTACTAATCCAGCAAATGTGGCTGAGCCAATTCCGCCAGCACTGTTACCAAGTAGTGTTAAATTGGTAGTAAAAGCATTATCAGTTCCTCTCTGTTGAAATA